CTTAATTTGGCGCTCGTTATGAAATACCATCAGCTCCCACACAAGAGTATCAGGCAAAAGGGCCGCCAAATCCGGATTGGCAGGTCGAACCATCTCCCTAATCTCATGCGTAAAGAACCCCGCACTGAGCCTCAGCTTGCCCCCCAACTTCGCCAGCGCGGCTTCACCGGCCCGGGCCTCGGCAAGAGCCTTCATCGCCGCATCGTGACGTTCGATTGAGTCTTGTTGCACTTGAGCTATGCGTCTGTCACGTTCGTCAAGCTCGGCGCGGAGGCGGGCGATTTCAATTGTAAGAACTTCTAAAGGGTGTACTTGACATGGGTAACAATTTTGCCAAGCATCGGAACCCAAAACTTTATTTACGAATTCAGAATAATCACGCCGCTCAACTTTTGGCTCATCGTTCATGGTCGCGGTCTCCTATCAGTCATCCACAGGCGGAACTCGGCACATGGGCCGAGACCCCAGCCAATGAACAACCCTAGCAAAAAACACGAGATGCCCATCACTGCCAATTCTGTCATGGCTTCTCCAATTTGTAATGGTGCACGACCACTCTTGCTGAAACCACCCGATAGAGTTCTGAGTATTCCGCGAGGCTGGCCTTGAACTGCTCAACCATTTCATAAACAGCTGTCATTGGGCTTCCAGCACGGGCAGTCGTTGAAGTAAGGGTTCCGATGGGAATGCTAATCATGGTCTCTCCCCCATCGCGGCCAGCACAACACGACGAAACTCAGCATCAACGTATTGCATGTCATCGAGAGAGACTTTATCGTCTTTCAGCGCCTCCCTCACCTTCTCCGCCTGCTCGATGACGGCCAGCAAGATGCGGGCGAGGGTGGCGGCGCGCTCCTTTTCAGCAAAAATCAATGGGTGGTTCTGTTTAATAATCTCTTTTGCTTCACTTTCTTCATCAAATTCGCGCACCACCTCCTCGCACAGATTCCGCAGATTCATTTCTCGGCCTCCTCGAAGGCGCGGCGGGCGGCATCGCTTGCCCCCAATTGCACCCCGATCTTTTGCAGTACCTCCCAATGCTCGCCGTTGCTCGGCAGGGTCAGATAAAGATGTTCAAGGTAGGCATGGTCGCCTTTGGCCGCCTCCGCCAACTTCTCCGCCGCAGCGAGGCGGGCCTCGGCTTTCTCGACGCGGGCCTTCTCCTGGCGGGCGAGGGCGATGGCGCTCTTAATAATATGCGTGTTAGCAGCATAGAGAACATCGTGTCCTTCCCACCAAACTGCGTCCCCCCAACTCATCGGCGCTGGCTCAAGCATCGCTCGGCTCCTTGGGCTTCGCCTCAGCGGGAACGCCCTGCCTAACCCAACAAGGGCAATCCACAAACGGATTGTCCAAGTCAATTCGGTTTTCAGGGGGCTCGTTAGAAGTGCCCCAGGCGGAACTCGGCCCATGTGCCGAGACCCCAGCCAATGAACAACCCTAGCAAAAAACACGAGATGCCCATCACTGCCAATTCTGTCATGGCTTCTCCTCCCCCACCGGAACGCAGTTAACCGTGCTCATATTCTTAGACCTTTTATTTTATTTAAAATAAATCGTATATTTACTAGAGATAAAATGTGATATGAACCATAAAGTTCGATGTGTGAAATAACTTCTATCTCCCCAATTTCATTTCGCCCCATTCTAGACTCAAGAATGGGTATTTCTATTTCAAGACTTGCAATACCGATATGTGTTGATTCGTATATTAATTCTTTTCCTTGATTAAGAGGAGAATAGGCTTTAATCGTATACTCCCACTTATTGTCTCTCATTTAATCCTCATAGAATACCCTTGGCCGGAGGATAGCGCCCTCCTCCCTCCTCCATCAAGGCTCTGGAGGGCTTACGCCGTCAAGACTCTGGAGGGCCCATGCCTTTTTTGGCCATTACACCTTCTCGTTCTCGAACGCATAGTCTCCCTCCTCCGTCTTTCTCATGTCTTGGAAGAGATTCGGCCAGGACACCTTAGCGATTTCCGCCACCCCCTGAAACACCTCCCGTATCTCCTCCTCCGCGTGGACCGAAGTCCTCATGGCGATTACGTGCCTCAATGCCCGCATGTTGCACGTCCACATGATGGAGGTCGATACCCCCATCGGTACGAACCGCCTTATCCAGGAGGTAATTTCCTTCTTCATGGAGAAGGGCAGGGAATCCATGTCGAACAGGGCCACGAACTTCCGGCATATAAGCCGGAGCGTCTGTATGGAATATCCGATGTGCTCATCAACACCCTTTACCTCCTCCACACTCATCCCATCGCACCAATCCGAGCGGAGTTCCGGAACCACCATCTCGAAGTCCTCCAGCCTCACGAACCGGAGGGACTCCTGCGACACCGCGCACCCGGCCCGGTGTCGCACCAGTTCGTGGGTGAACACCCGGCTCACGCCGTGAAAGATGAACGTGGCGGAAGCGTGTTCTAGGACCGAACCGTGGTGGGAATCCAGGATGTTCTTAAGATATAGGGCGTTACCTTCCCTCACCTTCGTAACGTTCTCGTTGAGGCCCGGCGCGAAGCTCCGGTAGCAGAGTCTTCCCCCCACTTCCGTGAGAAGCTCCGGGCCCCCCGAGGCGTCCGTTTTCCAGGATCCGGCCCCCACCTCCTCAAGGTATTTCAATAACTCCCCACGGTCCACCTTCGTCTCCGCCACCAAAAAGATCTTTGCCATTTCCGCTCCCCCCTAATCACCAGGATATCTAGGACGGTTCATCTCCGCTCTCCGCTGACCTTTCAACGCCCAGGGGTGATCGGCATCGCCGGTCGGCCTCTTCATCCGTCTCTCGGGCCGCGTTCTACCGCCCGTGGCCAATTCTTCCCGCCTGTTCCCACGGATGGGGCATTACCATCCTTGCCACCCTGGGCGTTGAGAGATCAACGGGCACATTGCTCTCAATCAATTTCTATTATTTTACCTTCTACCACGGCCAAGACATACTCTAGGCCATCATATTCCATTATACGGAAATCGGTGGCCTTTTCAGGAATTTCCACAATACGCAATTTCGCTAAAGGGGAGGCCCCTTCCTCGCCGCCCATCTCATTAATAACTTGCAGGAGCATAGCATCACTACGATCAATATTGGAAAGATAAGTGGACCGCAAAATTGGTTCCTTAATAGCCATCGGATGACCAAGTTCCCGAAGGCGAAAAAACGCTCTTTTACTCAACCCGAACCCACCATAACAAGTCGAAATAACGATTTTCATTACTCCCTCCCCCTTCTCACCTTCTGTACTTCGCGTCCTTGGGGAGCACTGTATGGAACAGGCCACGGGCCAATTCCTCCTGTAATTTGTCCCCATTCCTGCCCACCCACTCCGGGCTCCCCACCCCCATGTAGGCGGCATAATCCTCCACCTGACCCTTCGTCAGGACGAAGGTGACAGGTATCTCGCCGTACAGGCCCTGGGACGGAAGGTAAAGCGTGAAATGGTGTACCGTGTTCATCTTAACATCTCCTTAGCCAACTCCAATAGCTTCTTCTCATACTCCGAGACGTACCGGTTCAGGTACCATTGCGCCTTCCTCAGGTCCTCCAATTCCAAATCGGAGCCCTTCTTACCCGCCCGGTTGATATACTTCACCGCGTTCCCGAGATGGAAGCCCAGGCCCCACGCCTCAATGACTTTGATGGCTTCATAGGGGCTCCCCGCGCCCCCATAATGCGCCGGGTGGTTCACGGCCTCCCGTTTTGGGGAACACGCCCCCTCATGCCCGGCAGGGAATTTACAGAACCAGGGGTCCGAAGTAAGTTGCCCTTCTCCATGAAATTTATTATATAGAGCCTCATTCATTGCCATCCCTCCCTTTCCCCCATATTCCGTCAAGGACCTGCCTCTGTCCGAGATACCAGCCCAGGAGGAACCCTGCGGACACCGCAAAAATTAAAACCAACACGGTCCGCACTCGAAACACTGCGTGAACGGCAACAGGCGCCATAGCCAGGAAAGGACCACGCAGAAGAAGCCAATCGCAAGGGCTAGGGCAACCAGGAGTCCACAAAGCCCATTATGTTGATAATCGTCCATCCCTCCTCCCTCCTTCGTCAAGACCCTGGGGGGCTCACGCCCGGCACAGTTCAGTTTGAGTTAACCACGCGTGGGCCGCGCTTAACGGGGCACCATTTCCGCGTCCCCGCACGGTTCAGTTCGTCGCACATGAAAGTCCTGACCTTGGCCCCCATCCGGGCCATCCCCCTGGCGAAAAATTCCGCCTCCCAGGGCAAACCATGCAACAGTAATTTCGCATTCCTTTCGACGGACGGGGCCGTTGAAAACACCCCCACCTGGAATACGACGGACCGCTGGGTGGAACCGTGCCTGGGCAGGTGGACCAGTGCGGCGTTGACGTTTCCCTTCTCATCGGCCATATTCCCCTCCTCCGTCAAGACTCTGGAGGGCTCACGCCGTCAAGACTCTGGAGGGCGTAAGCCCTTAAACTCCCCGGTCCAAAGCGGCGGAAAATCCAACCGTCCCCAACCGCCACAACGCCGGTTAAACTTCCCGCCTTCCTCGCCCCGGACCGGGGGGCCAAACTTTATTCTCGCCGGGCCTCAGCCCATGAGAAGACCGCCACAGGGCGATCCGTCTGAATTTTTAGGATGGCGCCACTTGTGTCATCGGGCCGCGCCCACGGGACCCCGGGTGAAGCTTTTCTCATAAGGGGGTTTCCCTTGGCCCTCTGGCGTGAAGCGATGTAGCCTCCTTCCTTGGCCCTCTGGCGTTGCCGCTAATGGTGAGGTCCTCCTCCGTCAAGACTTCGGAGGTCTCACGCCCATGAGAAAGACTAGGAGACGGGTGTGGCGCAGTGATGCATACGGCATCCTCCTATGAAATGGGGTGGGGTGGTGAGGTGGGCGGAACCGGAACGTGTGGGGGAACTCAAGGCCCGCGCCCCTCCTCTCAAGAAACTTCCTCCCGGCGGGCGGGCCGGGAGGCCCTGCTGATATCACAGCATACCACAGGGCGGGGGGCGGCACAAGGGGTAGTTCGGATGGGCCCTGTGGCATGGGACTTGCAGGTGGCATAGGGTTTGCATGGGCGAAAAAGTAGCGCGGGGCGAAAAAACGGTGAAACTCTTTCACGCCGTTTATATGCTAGCCAACTAACTAAGAAACGAGGGTAAAAAGAGAGGGGCGAAAAAGGGGCGTAAAAAGGGCGAAAAGAAGGCGGAGAGTGTATAATGAGATGTATAACGGCATGTATCCCTCTCCACCCCCAAGAGAGAGAGAGAGAGAGAGAGTAAAAAAGAAAAGGGGTCCCGCGCCCCAGAGCCTCGTGGAGCGCGCCGTTTCTTCACACACCACGCGCCGCGCCACGCCTACCTCCCGAGGTATACATGCCATGATACACTTCATTACACATGCTCCACCCTCTTTTTTCCTCTCTTTCGCTCCTCTTATGTGTCAGGCGTGTACTCAGCGAAAGCTTAGCGAAAGGTTGCGAAACGGTGGGCGGGAGATGCTCTTTTTGCGCTTGAGGGGCGAAAGCCTAGCGATGGCGAAAGCCTTATGTAGAGGCGAAAGCCCTACGAAGTCTCTGTTACGGGTGCGGGGCTTGACTCTCCCTTCCTGGCCGTGGTATACTTTCTACATGGAGGGAGACGCGGTGCGTGACAATCAAGCCTTGACGCAAGCGGGCGAGATAGTGAAGGCCCCAGACAAACTACCCCATCCGTTGTTCCCGTGGCTCACGCACCGCAAGGGGGAGTTCGCGATCCATTACATGCACCAGGGAAACATGAACGCCACGAAATCCGCGATCATGGCCGGATGCTCCATCTCCACCGCCCACGTCTGGGGCTACCGGTATCTTAAAGAAGGAGGAGTTCAGCGGGCCATACGGCAGATAGCCGAGGAACAGACCCGCATGCTCCAGGTCACGGCGGAACGAATAATTCAGGAGCTTTCCCGCTTGGGCTTCTCGAACGTGGCGGACGTTCTTGAATACCAGAACGGTGAGATAATTCTTAAGGACTTGGCGAACGTCCCCCCGGACGTGAAGGCGGCCATAGCGGAGATTTCCCATACCATCGACAAGGATGGTGCGTCCCGCGTCAAGGTCCGCATGCACGACAAGAAGGGCTCCTTGGATTCACTTGCCAAGATTTTCGGTCTGATGCGTGAGGATGGGAACATATCTCTAAAGAACGGTTCCGTGCCCCCTGCTCTCGAGCGGGTGGTCAAGGCCAGCCTTCTCGAGCGTGTCGGGAACCGGTTGCCTCCTCCGGAGGAGGCCGGGACTTCCCACCTTCCCTCCTTCTGCCCGCCCCCCGTCCCGGATGACCTGGATGGGGGCGCGGGTCCCGCCTCGGAGGAAGAAGATTAATCGTTTTGTTCCTCAATTTGTTCGGTATCGACGTGCGGGTCGCGGAGCCCGAGTGAGAAGGCAAATTCCGAAAATCTTTCCCGCAGGTTCTCGCAGAAGTCCTCGAGTTCGTTGCTCGGGGCGTGGGACGCGTCAACGTTCACTGTGATCTCGATTCGCATGTCTTTTCTCCCTGTCGAGAAACTGCGCCACCTTGAGCGGATTGAAGCGGGTCAAGGAACCGTCGCTCCGCGTCACGATGATCTGTTTGGAACCGGCGTGGGGGACCATTCCCGCGACGGTGTAGGTCTCGTAGTTGAGGCAGAACGTGCGGCCCAGGTCCCCGGGCACGAGCCCAAACTTCTGGCACCGCAGAATAAATTCCCTCTCCGCCGGTCCGTTCCTTCCGAATAGGGCCTTGAGCGTCAATTGCTCGGAGAGCTTCATCCGAGGAGTCTCGCGCGGGTGATCCAGAACGTAATATAGTTCACAGGTCCGTTATACGCGGACCACGCAAACTCTTTCCCGTTGCGCTTCCATTTCAACGTGGGGGGCGGGTCCTCTCTCTCACTGTCTTCCGCAGGGAGTTTTGCAAGAATCTTGTCATATTCCGTCTCCCATTTACTCTGGGCCGCTTTCTCGGCCCTGGCGAGGGAAAAATAAATGCTGTCCGGGATCTTGGGAACGAACTCGAAACTGTTGCCCGGATAGTCCCACGTCAAGTCGAGGAAGGCGAAACGCAGGACGTAGACATGGGTCAATTTCCCGCGCTTCTTGCCCTGCGTCCACCATACCTTGAGAGTGTTGGAATATATGGAATTAGTCATTTTTTACCTCCTCGGGCTCTTCCCAGTTTTCGTGCTTGAGGCCGTTGGCCACGGCAAGCACGACGGTGTTGATGAGTTGCGCACGGGCGAGGCCGTTCGTGAAGTCGTACTCCTCGAGCCGCGTCACGATGCTCACTACATCTCCGGCGTCAGTCAGTATTAAAAGCTTCATTTTCTGCTCCTCTAAGGGCGGCGGGGGATTTGCTAAGCAACTTAGTCCTTGGGCTCGTGGCCATCTTCCGTCTCCTCTTCCTCGATTCCCCAGGATTCCAGGAGGCGGGTGGTGTCGCGCCGGTCCTGAATGAGGTCCTGAATGACCATCTCGTCGAGCTCCAGGTCGCGCCGCCTGAACAGTGAGTCAAGCGGTCTCAGGTTTCCGTTACACATCGCATTTCCTCCTGTCGTGGAAGGTTGGGAATTCAAAATCAAATAAGGGGTCGAAGGGTGGTTAGGTCCTCCTTCACGGAAAAGATTACGTCTGCCCGGCGCTCACGGCCCGCTGAATAGAGGACCAGAAGGAGCTTCGCCAGGATTTCGTTCCGGTTTTTGCCGAGGACTGGTTTGACGAGGGGCATGCGCTCTAAGTCTTGCTCCAGGGAATTGAGGAGCTGGAACAGTTCGTTCTGCGGCCCGTTGGCCGCGACCCGCAGTAGAAGGTCTGCGTATTCCACGTTGTTCATTGTGTTTCCTCCTGTTGTGGAAGGTTCCCCGGGAGGGGGGTTCCAAGCCCGGCCTCCCTCCCGGGGTTCCCACCTACCGCTCCGCCTTCGGGATGGTCTTGACCACGTTCACGTTCACCTGGAAGTCGCCCACCTGCACGAAGCCGGTGGACAGGTGGACGTTCGACTTGCCGGTGCTGGAGAGCTTGCCCTTCTTGGCGGGAGTGAAGGACATGGTGATCTTCCCGCCCTTGTCCGTGCCGTGTTCGATGTCGAACTCTTGCTCGTTGAACTTGATGGTGGTCTTGTCCATGGTGTTGCCTCCTGTCGTAGAACGAACGGTTCCTGTTCCCCGGCGGGGCCGTTCCCCGCCGGGGCCGTGCGCTTGGAATCAGGCGGCCTTGGGCTCGGCGGAAGCCAGCTTCTTGACCGGCTTCCCGCCCACCGTGACCTTCTCCCCGTTCCGGACGCGGGCGCGGAGGACGTTCCCGAGGTTCATCCTCTGCTGGCCGATGTTCAGGTGCGACCAGCGGCCCAGGTCGATTCCGTTCTCCTTGGCGAGCGAAGCGAGGGCCGTGGGACTCACGGCGCCCTTCTCGTCGTGGAGGAACTTGGCCATCATTCCGCAGAGCGTGTCGCCGCACGACACCTTGTCGGAACTCAGGGCCTTGTACCGCTCTTTGAAGGGGTCGCGGACGATGGAACCGCCCTCCGACTTCTGGGCCTTCTTTTTGCTGACGGGCTTGCGAGACTTCTTGGTGGACTTCTTCTTGCTGGCCATCGCGTTACCTCCTGTCAGATGCGCGGCGCACCTGCCGCGCCATGAAACCAGTCTACCACGGCCTGAGGTCCTTGTCAAGTGGCCTATTACGGTGGGGCGCGGGGCATGTAGAAGACCCTCCTGGAAAGAAATACTCTTCCGGCATTCATTCTTTCTGGGCATCAGGGTCAGGCGTGGGCTTGGAATCACGCGACCCTGAACACACATACTCTTCTGGCATTCATTCTTTCTGTTCCATGGGAAGCCGTGGGGTGGTCTGGGGCCGCTAGCCTTCGATAGTTAGACCTAGGAAGTTGGACGCCTCTTGTAGGCTGCCGGGGTCAGCTTTCGCGAACTTCTTGGCTGCTCTCGGGCCGCACAGTCGGCGAACCATCTCAACGTTTTCTACGTCCTGTAAGTACCCTGTCTCCTCAGCCGCGTCGTGGATGACGTACCACACCATCTTTTCCAAAACTTCTTCATAGCTTTTATTTTTCTTCATCTCTTTCTCCTTTAGGCGGCTTGGGTTGAACTACTTACGGGCCTTGAGCTTCCGGCCGTTGATCTTGACGACCTCGCCGTGCTGGAGCTTCCCGCGGAGCTTGTTGCCGATGTTCATACGGATCTGACCACGGTTGAGGTGGAGGTACGAATCCATGGTGAACCCGTTCTCCCTGGCGATCTTCCTCAGGGCGTCGAGGCTCATCATCCCGCGCTCGTCCGTGGTGGCCGCCTTGAGAGCGACGCTGAGATCGTCACCGCAGATGTAGTCTCCGTTCTCTTGCAAGTACACCTTCTTGTACACGTCGCGGACGATGCTGCTGGAGGGCACGGCCTCCACCTTCTCCTTCTTCTTGTTCATGGCCTTCTCCTTCTTCTTGGGGGCGTCCTTCTGCTTGGCGAGGCGCTCGTTGATCTCCTGCACGATGCGGGCCTTCTCCTGCTTGGTCATGGCGCTCTCCTCGGTTGCGGCGGCGGGCTTGGAACTCGCCACCTGGGAACGGATCTCCTGCGACAACTTCTGCGCGTCCTTTTTAACCTTCTCCAACGTCTGCTGAGCGTTCATTTGGTTCTCCTTATATTTCCTCAATGTTCACCAGACTGTTTACATCCACCCCCATTACGCGGTCCTTGGGGTTGAGGTTGCAGGCATCCAAGTCACCCTGGATACCCGTGAGGTCGCCTCGAACGCCCGTGAGGTTGCCCCATACGTCCGTGAGGTCGCCTCGAACGTCCGTGAGGTCGCCTCGAACGCCCGTGAGGTCGCCCCATACGTCCGTGAGGTCGCCCCATACGCCCAAGAGGCTGCCCCATACGTCCGAGAGGTCGCCTCGAACGCCCGAGAGGTCGCCTCGAACGCCCGTGAGGTCGCCTCGAACGCCCGAGAGGTCGCCTCGAACGCCCGAGAGGCTGCCCCATACGCCCGAGAGGTTGCCCCATACGTCCGTGAGGTCGCCTTGAACGCCCGAGAGGTCGCCTTGAACGCCCGAGAGGTCGCCCCATACGCCCGTGAGGTCGCCTCGAACGCCCGTGAGGTCGCCTTGAACGCCCGAGAGGCTGCCCCATACGCCCGGCGGTGAGGCGGGGTTTCTTCTTTGAGTCAGCATTCGTCTCATTTTCTTCTCCTTTAGGCGGCTTAAGTTGGACTGTCTCAGTACTCCCATTCGTTGATGAAATTGTCCCATTCTTTTTTGTTGTGTATGATGAAAGGATAGGGCCCGTCTTGATTGGGGGTGGAGGATCTCTTTCGCGTTGGTGTGGGGTAGAAGCACCCCGTAGGAGTGAAGGGCGGCTTGAATCCCATACAAAATGCGACCGTCCTTCCGTCCCTGTCCTCTGAAATGGTATAATTCATCTGGCTTCTCCTTTAGGCGGCTTTGGGGGCAGAGATACTTTACCCTCTTGTACTGGCTAGGGGCCAGCGGGCCCTGGTACTAGAGCTTGATCTCAACGGCCTTGAACAGCGTGTGCAGCAATAACGTCTCCTCTAGGCTGATGTTGTGTGAAAGGATAGCCGTCACTGTGACGGCGTTGAGACCGGCCCGGATTAAGCTCCGGCCCCGGCTATATCTTTTGGACCATTCGGTCTTGGTCATGTCGTCCCCCTTACTGGAAAAGGAGAAACGCCAGCCCATGCAGCACCAGCGTCCCGGCCATCACAAGTACGCACCACTTCACAAAATCGTTCATCACCTTCCTCCTCAGGAAGCTATCACACCCCATATTTCTTGAGCCTTTCTTGAACCTTGGCTTGATTCTCGTCGTACGTATCGTCTATACTCTTCCTCCACTTGGCGGCGTTGTGTCCGAGCCTCACCTTGGTCAAATATTGTTCCCTGCTATCCGGTTTTCTCTTGGTGATATTGGGTGCGAACGTGCGTTCCATGGCCCATCCCCATGGACGGATGCGCTTAGCTAGTTCCCACCCCCATGCCCGGCATCGAGGCGCTTGCTTCTTGGGCTTGGGCACTAACCACTTACCGTGCTGCGCCTTCATGTTCAGTGCGTCTACGATCTGTTCCTCGATGGGCTCGTCCTCCTCCATTGGCGGCGCTAGCCACTTCGCTCTGATCTGGGCGGCTATCTCCTCCAATTCTGGCGCTAGGTCCTTCATGTTGAACATACGCGTCCTCCTCCCTGGGCCCTGCGGCCCAGCTAGTGTGGGAAGTTTGACCAGCCAGTTACCCACATGTAGGTGAACAGAAGCGTCATTGCCACGATGATCCAGTACTGAACTATGTTCATGTTGCCTCCTCTCTGGGCTTTATAGGCCCGGTAAGTGGGGCAGAGACATTCTGCCCCCGTAAGACGGCTGTGGGCATTAAATTTTCTTGATGGGGCCGGGAATCCATCCCACATAAGAAGCGGCGCGGGTAGCAGCGATGCGCAGCGCAACCTCGACCTGCAGCTTGTGGAGATCCGTCATTTCTACGTTCTTCATATCGCAGGGCTTCATACTGCCTCCTCTCTGGGCTTTACAGGCCCGTTTGGTGGGTCCCGGCTAAGGGGCCCCTCGCCCCGCGCCGTCCCACCGCCACTAACTTCGCATCCCCCGCGCATCCTTTTCTGACTTTAAGTGCCCTTTCGTAGCCTTTTCGCCCTACCCCCTATACTTGTGCCCCGCCTCTTCCTGTGTTATACTTTTTGGAAGGAGGGTTCTAGCTTGCTTCCTTTCCTTCCCGCTGAAAGGGTTCGCTCCTCATGCCGCAAATGATGGAATCCCCCACTCTCCCCTCCGGCTTCACCACCTGGACGGATCTGTTCCGCACCATGGGTCCCGAGGAGCAAGTTGAATTCGTGCAGTCCCTTTCCGCGCATGAGGCGGTGGCTTTAGATTATATACAACGTGAGGAAACGTCAAGGCTGGCCCAGGAAAGCTTGAACCCCTTCTCTTCTTATCTCGACCCCCATTATCCTCCAGCTGAACATCACCGGGCGATGAATTGCGCCCTGGAGGCCCTGGACCGGGGGGAAATTAAGCGCCTCATGGTGTTTGCGCCCCCCGGCGCGGCTAAGACGACCTACGTTTCGGTCCGTTATCCGGCCTTTTATCTCGGGCGGCACCCCGGGCATTCCATCATCTTCGGGACCCACACGTCGGAGTTTGCGGAGGAGATAGGTGGGAAGGTGCGGGATGTAGTCTCCTCGGACCAGTATGAGGAGATTTTCAAGTGCCGCGTTTCTCCGGCCTCGAGGGCCATGATCCGCTGGCAGCTTACCAACGGGGGGGAGTGGCGCGGCGTGGGAGTCGGACAAGCCGTTTCAGGGCGCCGGGCGAACGGCCTCATCTTCGACGATACGATTAAATCCTTCCGGGATTCTCAGAGCCCTACGGTCCGCCAGGGCGTCTTTGAATGGTACAGGTCAGACATGAAGAACCGCATGATGCCGGAGTCGTGGATCGCCATGATTCACACGCGCTGGCACGTGTCGGACCTCCCGGGCTGCATCCTTCCCGCTAAGTACGACGGACGGTCGGGATGGGTCCGGTCGGCGGACGGTTCCGAGTGGTGGTATGTCTTGAATTTCCCGATGCTGGCGGAGCGGTTCGACGATCCCGTGGGGCGGAAGCCGGGAGAGAGGCTGTGGCCGGGGTGGTTCTCGGAGGCGTACGTCAAGGTTAAGAAGATAGATCAGGGGCCGTACAATTGGGCCTCCCTCTACCAGCAGCGCCCCATGGTGGCGGGTGGCACGATAATGAAGAGGGACTGGTTTAACGTGGTGCGCAAGCCGCCAGAGAAGTTTGACAGGGTGGTGCGGTATTGGGATTTCGCCTCTACGGAGCAGTCTGTTCGGAACGAGGACCCCGATTGGACGGTGGGATGTAAGATGGGTGTGTTGAAGGGCCGTTACACGGTCTTGGACGTGGTGAGGTTCCGTGGGTCCCCCGCCACGGTGGAGGACCGGGTGAAGTCTACCGCCTGGAAGGACGGGCGGGAAATCAAGCAATGGTTGGAGCAGGAACCGGGATCTTCTGGAAAGACGGTGGTGGAACATTACGTGCGGACGGTCCTGCAGGGCCTCTCCGCCGGGGGGCAGAGGGCGACGGGTTCCAAGGTGGCCCGGGCGGACGTGTTGGCCTCGGCAGCGGAGAACGGGAACGTGGACGTGTTGGCCGCGCCGTGGAACGAAGCGTTCCTGGACGAGATGGAGGTGTTCAATAAAGGCGACCACGACGATCAGGTGGACGCCGCATCTGGAGCGGTCTCAAAGCTGATCCGTAAAAAGACGGCCGGAACGTGGGGTAAAAAGACCGCGAGAGGGGCCGTAAATGCCTAAGAAGCAGAACGGGGTTCCCGCGAAAACCAGGCCGACTTTCATGTTGGCGGCATTGCGGCACATGTCCAACTCCATGCTCCTGGGGAGGGCGAAGCTCGCTGCCGCTCTGGGACAGACTTTCGGCGGCGACCGGGACATGTACACGGTCCTGGGGTACAAGAAGGTGTTGGATTATGACTACTTCGACGCGCTTTACACCCGCCAGGACATAGCGGGGCGCATCGTGGACCTTCCGGCTCAGTCCACTTGGAAGAAGGGCCCGGAAGTGCGCGACACGGACAATCCGGACGTGGAGACGGAATTTGAGATGGCCTGGGAGTCCCTCGTAAGGAAACTGAGGGTATGGCACTATTTCAGGCGGGCGGATCAGGTGGCGGGAATAGGACAGTATGGGGTCCTCTTTCTGGGCCTTCCGGGGCCCCTGGAGTCCCCCGCCGCCCGTGTGAACGGGCCGGAGGGCCTGATGTACCTGTCCGTATATTCCCAGCGGGCGGCCTCGGTGTCCAAATTCGTGTCCGATACGGCGGACCCCCGGTTCGGGCTGCCCGAGATGTACACAGTAGACTTCTCGAACCCGGAGAAGAACCAACTCCTGTCGGGCTCCGGCAAGGGGGTCCTTCTCAGGGGGACCGGGATGAGGGAGCAGAAGGTCCATTGGACCCGGGTGATACACATCGCGGACGGCCTCGTGGAGGACGAGGTGTACGGAATGCCTCGGCTGCAGAGGGTCGCGAACCTCATGGAGGACCTCGCTAAGACTGTGGGCGGGTCGGCGGAAATGTTTTGGCAAGCCGCCTCCAAGGGAATGCAGATGGACATCGATCCGGAGGCGGAGTTGACTTCCGACGATGAGGACAACCTGGAGACGGAGGTAGATGAATACATCCACGGCCTCAGGCGGTGGATAAGGACGCGTGGGGCGACGATCAAGGAGTTGGGCGGCAAGAACGTAGACCCTCGCGGGGTGTTTACTGCCATCGTATCTCTCGTATCCGGGGCCACCGGGATACCGCAAAGGATTCTCATAGGAAGCGAGCGGGGCCAGTTGGCCTCGATACAGGATAAGCGGAACTGGAATGAGCGCGTGGCGGAACGGCAAGTCACCTTCGGAGAGCCCATGGTCCTGCGCCCGTTCGTGGACCGGTGCATCGTTCAGGGGGTTCTCCCAGAACCGAAGGGCGGGCAGTACGTGGTGAAGTGGTCGGATATGACGGCCCTGGGAGAGGACCAGATCTCCCTCATCGCACAGAGATCCTCGAACGCGATCAAGCAATTCGAGGAGGCAAAGGCCGTGGCCGCGAAGGCAGGAACACATTTTCCGGTCACGGATGAGGAGTTCCGGGAAAAGATGCTAGGACTGGCCCCCCTGGGGCCCGGGAAGACCAAGCCGGAGAAGGCCAAGCCGGGTAAGGTGGGGGAGGTTCCGGAGCAGGGTGGAGGGGAGGCGGCGGGATAGATGGGCTTCCTAGGCGCGAGAACGGTAGGGGCGACGAGGGAGTCATTCCCCCTGTTCCGGTGCCCGTCCTGCCGGAAGTCTGGGGTCATGGATGGGGACCAATTCCATGGACGGACCTCCATCATTTGCCGGTGCGGGTGGCACAAGACAGTGAATTGGGACCGTCTCGATACTGGGGAGAGGGTCAGTTGGGAATACGCCGAATATAAGGAGATGCTACATGCCGATGCCGGTTCCTAAGGACGGGGAAAGCGAGGACGCTTTCATGGACAGGTGCATGGGGGCGGATGGCATGGTGGAGGAGTTTCCAGAATCGGACCAGCGGGCGGCGGTCTGCCATAAGCAGTTCCGCGGAAACGCCGCGCCTCCGGTGGTGAACGTCACGGCCAAGGTCCGCATGATGAGGGAATCCCGGCAGAGGCGAGAATTCGCCTTTTCGGTGCAGGTGAACGCGGCGGAACTGCGCGTGGACAAGATCGACGGCAGGGAGTTCAAGGTGTTCCCCGCCGTCATGCTGAACGAGGGGGTCCTCCGGAGCGTCTCCTCGCCCGGGCCGGAACTGGTCCTCTCGGAGGAGTTCGGAAAGGTCGTGGAAGGGTGGAATGGACGGCCCATCACGGCGGGGCATCCTCAGAGGGACGACGACTTCGTTTCGGCGGGAAGGCCGGACGTGTTCAACAGGGAACAGATGGGCTTCGTGTTCAACAGCCGCATGGATGGAGACAAGCTACGCTCCGAGATGTGGATAGACGTGGACAAGGCGAAAAAGTCGGACGGCGGCCTGGAGATCCTCCGGCGCATGGAGGCGGGGGAGCGCGTGGAAATTTCCACGGGCTACTTCATGGACCTCGAGTCCGCCCAAGGGGAGTTTCGGGGCGCGAAGTACGAAGGGATTCAACGAAACTTCGTCCCAGACCATTTGGCCGTCCTGGGCGACGGGGAGAAAGGCGCTTGCTCCTGGGAGATGGGGTGCGGTGTGCGGGTGAACGCCGCGAAAGAAGGGAAGTGGGGAAAAGACAAACCTGCAGGGTCGCTGCGGGACGAGGAGGATGGGGCGCTGATGAAGGCGTACCGCATGGTGAAGGGGCTGTTCACGGGGAACATCAACGACATGGACCTCCGGACGGCTCTGCAGATCGCTTTGGATAAGGAGGCCGAGAGCGGCGAGAATCAGACGAGGGCGTTCAGGTTCATCATCGCCGTGGAGGGTGAATTCGTCGTCTATGAGGAGGACTTCCGAAAGCTGATGAAGCGCGGGTTCAAGATGGGGAAGGACGGGAAGGTGGTCCTGGGCAAAGAGGTCCAGGAGGTGAGGCCAGAAACCAATTTTATCGCGGTCAATCAAGCCGCGTCCCCGAGCGCAGAGGAGAGGAAAGAGATGGATAAGGCCGGTGTGGTCAGCAAGATCATCGCCAGCAAGGTGAACAAGTTCGAAGAAAAGGACAGGGCGGTCCTCATGTCTCTGAACGAGGAAGTGCTCCAGAAGATCGAGGAGGCGTCCCCCGCTGCGCCGGAGACGGTGGGAGGCCCCGCGCCCAGTGACCCCGCTGCGCCGGAGAAGAAGGAGGAGCCTCCGGTCATTGCGAACAAGGGCCCTCAGACCGCTGAGGAATACGTCAAGGCGGCCCCGGAAGGGGTGCGCGATTTCCTCGCGGGCGGGCTAGAAATGCTTAAGCGGCACCGGGAAGCGATGGTGAAGGCCATCACCTCGAACAGCGCGAACAAGTTCACCGAGGCCGAGCTCAAGAAAATGGGCACGGATGACCTGGAGAAGATTTCCGCACTCCTGGGAGACGCTGTGCCGGAAGTGAACTACAGCGGGCGGGGGATTCACCGGGTTCCGGCCCTGAACGTCTCGGAAGAGGCCATTCCTGAGCCTCCGAGCGTGTTCAAGCTCCTGCAAGAGAAGGCAAACGGAGCCGCTGCCGCGGCCAAGTAGAGGTGCGGCCAACGAATAAGGGAAACACATTCACTAAAAGGAGCTAGAAATGGCCAGCAAGACGATCGTTCTGAAAGGGCAGGGGGTTCGGAAGGAGCATCTGGCGGCGGGGACCATCACCCCCGGCCACTTGATCGCGTTGAACGGCTCCAGCAGGGTGGTGGTTCACGCCACGGCGGGAGGCAACGCGGCGGTGATGGTCGCGATCGAGGAGGACCACATCGGACACGACATCGACGATGACTATTCCTCCGGTGATCTCGTCATGTACGAGCATCTTCCTCCGGGGGCGGAATGGCAGGCGATCCTCACCACGAGTCAGACCGTCGTGCAGGGGGACTTTTTGGAGTCGGCGGGGAATGGGCGGCTCAGAAAGCACACTCCCCCGGTGATGGATTCAACCCCGGACCCGGCCACTCCGGGTGGGGGAAGCACTTTGTACAGCAAGGGGATCGTGGCCCAGGCTCTTGAAGCCGTGACCACGACGGCGGCGGTAGCCCGCATCAAGGTGCAAGTGGTTTAAGGGGGCCCTGAGACCAGGGGACCAAAACCTTTACATCGAAGGAGAGGAAAATGAATAAGAAGTTGGTTTCGACCCCCGATCAGTTCGTTCCCTCTGCGGGGGCGTATGCCGGTGCCATGTTTCTGAAACACGGACTGAATCTCAACGCCCTCCGCACGAACGATCTCCTGCGGAAGGATGAATGGATTCAGTTCGATACGGCGTTGGTCCATGAAGCGATGATCCGGCTGAACGGAATCGCTGATCTCGTGGCGAGAGGGCTGATTTACAATTTGCCCAACGCCCTCGGGAAGACGATCGTTCAGTGGGAAAAGATCTCCGACATGGACCCGGCGGTCCGGAGCATGGACGGGGCGCGGCGGGGCGACAGGGACCGCCAGGACTTCACCCTGAACAACATCCCCGTGTACATCACGCACAAGGACTTCAACCTCAACCTGCGCATGCTGGAAGGGTCGCGGACCCTGGGCCAGCCGATCGATGTGACGCAGATCCAAACGGCTACTCGGCTGATCGTTGAGAGCAACGAGGATGCTTTGTTCAACGGGCCGGGAATCACGGTAGACGGGAACACCGCCTACGGATACACCACCCATCCGAACCGGAATCTGGGCACCATCGCGGAGCCGTGGACGGATTCGGCAACTACCGGCGAGGATATGCTGGATGACGTGATTCAGATGATCACGTCGGCGCACGGCGACCGGATGTTCGGTCCGTTCATGCTGTACCTTCCGTCGGGGTACATGACGGCCACGATGGATGACTACAAGGCCAGTTCCGACAAGACCATCCTCCAGCGGATCAAGGAACTGCCGGGCATCCTCGACGTGAAGGTGTCCGATCAGTTGGCCGCCGGGAACATGGTCCTGGTGCAGATGACCAGCGACGTGGTGGACTTGATCTCCGGGGAGCAGCCCCGGGTCGTCACCTGGGACATCGAGGGCGGGTTCATCCTGTGCTTCAAGGTTCTGGACATTCTCATCCCCAGGATCAAGACGGACGCCCAGAACCGTTGCGGGGTGGTCCACTACTCCGAGTAAGGGGTGCGGTAAGGGGATCGTAACGATAGGGATAATTTTGGGGATAGGGTCGCGGGGGACGCCCCTGGCCCGATAAGAGAGGCCTAATCCCACCTCTCTTCCCCTTTACATCGTAGGGGAGAGACGATGTTACCAGAGGATTTGGTCAGAGTTAAGGTGATTGGAAAGTACCACCGTCCAGGGCGTGGGGCGGGGCTATATTCTTTGGGGGAGATCCTCGTCGTCACCAGAAAGCAAGCTCAGGCGGGGCAGGGGGTGTTGATCGAGGAGAATGAGCCTATTCCCGCTTCCCCGCCCAAGGAGACGCAGAGGTATGAAAAGTTCTTCCCCCCCAAGGCCAAAAAAGAGGAACGGGGAGAGGAACAGGGAGAGGAACGGGAGGACGAATCTCATCTCAAATCCTCTGAAATTCCAGGTTCTCCGCCTCCTTTGCCGGAGACTTCTGTGGAGGAGGACCTCAGACCTACCGTGTTGTTAAGAAGGGAATCCGTAGAGGGGCGGGGGGTGAGGTACATCAAGGAGGATGGAAGCCCCGCCCACATCGGGCGTCTGGGAACGAAGCAAGAGGAAGAAGCCGTCATAAAGACCCAGACCAGAAAGGCCAATGAGGCCGGGTTCAGGTTGGAAGTAGTTGATTCCTAGGGGGTGCCATGGCTAGGGTCACTTCCATCGAAGTCAAGGAAATCATCTCCACGGACATCGCGGACCTTACCGCGTACATAACGGCGGCGAATCTGTTGGTGACGGAGGTGCTGGGAGGCCTCCTTTCGGATGCTCTCCTCAAAGAGATAGAGCGTTGGCTCTCCGCCCACCTCATCGCCAGCGGCGGGGAGGAAGGGGCGCGGATTGAAGAGGAACGCATCTTTGAGGCGTACGCGGCGAGATACGGGGGGAAGTTTGGCTTCGGATTGTCGGGCTCCA